GGTAATTCCACAACATCACCTGCTTTAACTTTTTCTTTGTTTGCAACTGTATCTGCAAGTATTAAATATTTCATAGTTCCTCTCTTAAAAGCGGAGGGCGTTAAGCCCTCCGTGTTTTTGGTGCTTAAAACCATTTATTATGATGCAGCACAGAATGAGACAGCATGCCTCACAGCTACGTCAACTGATTGTAAAGCTACAACTCTAACTGTACCTGAAGTTGAATTGCTATAAGGATCAACAACAATGTCTAATCCTCCAAACATTCCAATAAGTAAGTCATTGAAGTTACCAAAGACGTAATTGTTAGCTGTAAGCTGTGGTGAAACAACAGCACTATAGCCATTAATCTCATCGTTTGCAGCTACGAATTGCGCAGTATTGGTTGCTTTCTCAGTAGTTTTAAGTGTGCCATAGTTTGATGGATGTACTATGTAAGCTAAGTCGCCTAGTAGTGCATTATCAACTCTAACAGCAGTTTCCATTGAAACCATCTCAGCAAAAGTAGGAGCAGCAGCACTTGATAGTGATACTGTGTTTATTCCTGAAGTGTTAGTAATACCTGTTGGATTACCTGAGCTTCCAGAACCTTCTAATGCAGCGTCATCAATAGCAATAGCCATTGAAGCAGCTAAATCGTTTCTGATTAAGTTTTCTACATCTAATGATGATTGGATCATAAGTTGTCTAGTAACATCTGTAAAAGCTCCAAGAGACTTAGGACTCATAGAGACTGAACCGACTGTGAACTCACTTTCACCAGCAGCCCCGCCTTCTGAACTAATAAATGCAGCAGTTGATGCAGCAGTTTTTCTTGGGATTTTAACATCGCCAGACAGACCATTTAGCATAGTTGCTAGTGGCATTACTGCTGAGTTATTTCTTAACACATCAATAAAGTCGCCAGCCCTGTAGTCTTGAGCAATAAGATCACCATCTGATCCAGCACTTAAATCTCTCTGACTCCAATTTCTTAGAACTTCAGATGGCAACATTACTCCTTGAGCAGTTGCTCCATAAGCTCTTTGAGCAGCTTCAGATGCTTCAAATTCAAAACTTGCAGCTTCCTGTGCTTTTCTGTCAGTATCATTAGAAATGTTGTCTAATAATATACCTCTAAACTCTTCAACAGATTTGCCTTCAGAAATAGCTTGATGTGCTAGGTCTCTTTTATTGTGCTTAACAGCTAAATCAATAATCTCTTTTGAGTTTCTTGCAAATTCTTTTTTAGCAGCTTCAGCACTTTCTGATCTAACTTCATCAAGATTAATTTCTTTTTTTTCGTTATCCATTATTTGTACCCTTGCTTTTTCAGCAATTTGTTGAGAACGTCCGACTCCAACCAGCCTTGATTGATCAGCAGGCACGCTTACACTACTAATTTCTAATGGCGTGAAGCTTGCTCTGTAATATGGCTCATCTTTGTCTTTCATTCTTGTTAATTTATCAACTCGATAGCCTACGCTGATATTCATGCGTATGCCATCAAGCACATCTCTAAAAACTTCTTCAGCAAGAGCAGACCTTCCAAATCTGACTACTGCTATTGTCCTCTTAGCAGCCTGATCAAGTTTAAATTCTTCTACAACACCAATTACTTGATCCATTTTATGATCTAGTAAAAGTGGCGCACGTCCAGATTGCATAAACTCCATGTTTATTTCTTCTGGTGAATGTCCTAGAACTTCCATTCCAAAACTTCTTTCTACAGGCTCTTCACTAGAAACACCAATTCTTACACGTCTATTTTCTTCATCGACAAATTCTGATCTAGATAGATCAATAGTTCTGTAGTTAACCTTTAAATCAACTACTTTCCTTTCTTCATCTTCATCGTGATATGGACGTGCTTCTTCAGTTATTTCCATTTCTTCGCCTTCTTTTTCTTCATCCTCATGATGCTTTGCAAACTCGACAACAACTTTGTCGTCAGTTTCGCTAACATTGAGGATATGCCTATCTTCTTTATCTTTCATAGATTTCTCCTCTTTATTTTTGCTTGATAAAGGATGTCCAGCAGGCAACAGATCGGTGTCATGTTTGCCTGACTTAAATTTACCAGTTCTAAGAACTCGTAAAAAATTATTTACTCTTGCCATTGCCCATTGTTCTTTTGAAGTTACATTGGGACGGACGCTTGCAGGATTGGTGTTATAAGCTCCAATACCTCTGTTGTAAACTTTTTGTAATGTTGCATAACTTGTTCTTTTAGCTGGATTGTCGCCAACTTCTTTATTATGCTCTCTCGCTTTTTCTCTTAACGTATCTTCTGTGCTTCTTGTTTCAGCATCGTCTATATCTCTATCATCTTCTTTTTTCATTTGCTCGACTAGCCTTCTTGACCAAGAAAAGCCTGCATCTCCTCCCCACAAAGCCCACGCTATCCTTCCGTTAGAAGGGTAGCCATCTTCACCTGAATTGAAACCCTCTGCTTGTTTGTCAACCTCATGCCTTGAGAAAAAGCTAAACAAACTCTTTTCTCCAGTCTAAACCTTTTCTAGCTTCAGCTTTCATGCCTTCTGTTGGTCTAGCCATCTTCTTCCTCTTCTCCACCCATAATCTTAGCTTCTACTGGCTGCTTCTGACCAAAAGGTTGATAAGCAAGCTCTATGTCATATTGTTTTGCAAGTTCTATTTCTTTTTGATGTTGCTCAAATAGTTCTTCTACATCTCTGCCATACGATGAACTTATATCACTATAAGTTACTGTGCCATTTTGTAATCCAATCACATTTGCCTGCATCTCTTTTAATGGGTCTATCCAAGAGAATGATCTAGGAATATATGTAATACCTCTTGAGAATTTATCATACTTAGATATTGGCAAATTCATATAACCAGTTGATATTGCCATTTCTAACCAAGATTTAAAAACAGGATCAATAAAATGTTCAATTACAAACTGTTGCATAAGCTGATAATTACTTCTATCTTCTAAAGCACCCTGTCTAATGGACGAATAATTTACTGAAGTTAAATCATTACTTAAGCTGTGATATGAGATATTTAAACCGCTTGCAATACTTCTTAATATGCTAGTTGTGAATGACTCAAACGCAGATGTTGGATGTGTTGGATCAAAGCTTTGGAAAGATGTTCCGCTAGGCAGTTGTTCAAAAACGCCAGCTTGAGCAGTCATTGTTGGATTAAAAGTATCTTCGTATTCTCCATCACCCACATACCCGTCACCATCTGGGCTAGTAAAGAATCCCATCTTAGAAGCTCCTACTCTTGCAGCTACTATCTCTGCTTCAAGATATGCGTTGAGTTGTTTGACATTAGCCATGACTGGTGCAATAAAAGATACACCTCTTGTCTGTTCTGCTCTGTTTGGTAGATATGCGTGTATTATTTCTTCAGCAGGTACTCTAATATATTCCTGTGCTGGTTTTGGGTATGTATTATCGTAAGGATGCTTTTTAAATAAATGATATGCAATTGGCTTATCATTTCTGTCAACCTCTACACCCATCTTAATTCTTCTTCCGTTTGGTAAAGTGTTATCGTTTTTTTGTTCGTCTAGGTGGTCTGCTTCTAAAAACTGTATTTGAAAACCAAAAGGTGAATCAGGTGTTTTAACTTTTCTAATCAAAACCTCTCCATCTCTAAGCAAAGTTTCCATAAATATTTTTTGACAATCTAAGAATGATAATCTTCCATTTGTTGTGCAATTACCTAAATGTGTCCACTCCTTCCATGCTTGCTCTATAAGCTGGTTTCCTCCAATGTCTAATGACCCATTATCATCTCGACTCTTGGAGGATACTCTTACGCCTTGCTTGCCAATGACATTAGATACCATCAGGTTAAGGTATCTTGAGATATATGCGTCATTCCTCGCTAACTCTCTTCCTCTGTCTCTTAGAACTCTAAGGTTGTCTTTGACTTCTGCATCGGCACTGGTGGAGCTTGTTAAGAAGTCTCCAAATAATCTTCCTGTGTTTGCGCCTTGATAGCTCCTAGTAAAAGCTCTCTTTCTAGCTTTCTTTTTGCTATTTCCAAATAAATCGTTGTACCAAGCCATTATGTGTAATCTGTTGGGTTAATTGTTGTATTTGAACCAAACTTGACTTTGATAGTATTGCCTGATCCTTGTTTGTTTCTAATTCTTGCTAATTTAATTTCTTTCAAATATTCAGCCTTATATCTATCTCTAAAAGTCATCAAGTCATCAATAGACATTCTTGATAAAGACCTTCCAGCTATAGACATAGAGCTTTGATCCATGCTAGCCCTGTTCTCAATAACAGCCTCAATAGCATCAAGAACTATTTTTGCATGACTTCTAAGATCAGCGTTTGTGTTGGCAAGATTAGTTGTAATTTCAGTTCGACCTGAATCAACCATTATTCTTTCAGAATCAGCACTCCTCGTTATGTATGCTTCCCAAATGTAATCGCCTGTGTCGTAACTTGCTGTAGTTGATGATCCGACCTCTATATAGTAGGTGCTATCTGCTTCAGTTGCAGTAATTGTGAACTGCTTATTGCCACCACCACCGCTATCTTCATGAAACTCATACGTTAAAG